CTACGACAACACTTTTAACAGAAAACGTCGAGAACTACGCGCGATACAGTAGTACTATCTAAAGATGATGATCCCGGTGTTCGGATCAACATCGACCTCAGCAGCGAAATACTCGGTGAGGCTAAATTCGCGATAGGCATAAGTATTCTGTCTACGCCCAGGCACAGATGTTCGTGCCGTATTCACGTAATTGGCCACAGATTGACCATATTCTGGGAATACAAACGGACAAGGTTGCCCGTATGTCTTTCGCCAATAGGGAAGTATATGTTTACGTATCAATTTACAAATCAGTTCGTAACGTTCACGGGAGTGCAAAACTGCCTCGTCAACAACGCATCTTAAATTTGCAAGATACTGTTCCCTAGTCAATGCCGTAGTCCAATAGAGCAAATGAAATGCCGAAGCATCCTTGAGTACAGGGAATATAACCTGATGTACTTGGTCATACCTCCACTTGCGCGATAAGAACCATACCTCTGATAGGGGTACCAGGTAGTTAGATTTGGTATCCTTTGTGGGTGGCGTGTAATTAACACCCATGAACCAGTAGATATACTTCTTAAAAGTGGGAAAGTTGAGCACAAACTCATAGTCGGTAGACACTGCCTTAACAATGTCGTCCCCCTGTATGACCATATCAACATTTCGAGTCACCCAGTCAGCGTCGACGACCATATTTCTATGCATAGCGCCAGTTGAAATTGGCTTGGTATAGCCAGCATTGGCAGCCTCAAACAAGTAGTGTTCAACCACTTGTTGAGCAGGTGTTGTTGCTATGAATTGATTATGGTCATCGCTGATCTTGAGCATACAAGCAATATTCAGCAATTCATTCGTTCCACAATTAAGTATAGACGTGATCGGACATCCCGAAGCATGTCCACGCGAAGTGACGTAGATGTGTCCATCAGCCAAGACGGGTATGTTGAATATGTCCCGACCCATAGTTTGAAATAGAGTCTGAAGAGAAGGTTGTCCCTCTTCACCGGGCGGTCTACCAGTCAACTCAAACAAAACGTCCATATAAGCGTCAACGAATTCTTGACGGACATGTTTGTCCCAAGCCTCGTAGTCGCCCGCCTCTGCATTAGTACCGACCCGTGATAATCGACGGTACATAGCAGTAGCCTCTTCTACAGAGTTTCCAATTTGAGCATAACCAGCATTCCGGTTCGCGCGTATGCAAGCCATGATCATGCCAAGATATTTCCGAAAAACATAGTATATTGCCTTTGAGTACTGTTCAAACATCCTCACAGACCCCTGAGCGACTTTTTCCCTAGGGCGTGTTTCAACTTTGAGAGTACCCTCAACTATGTTCGTAGCATGTTCACCGTTACTCCAACAAGATATTATACGAGTAACTTCTCCCCGAAAATAATCAATAGCCTCGGCGTATTTAGGATCAGATGTAAAATCGTACAAATATGCACCATCAGGACTCTTCATTGGTGTTTCCTCGAAGAGTTCGTCAGTCTTCATTACATTGAAGAATGTCCTAAAATCCCAACCAGGGCTAGAATCCAAGTTCATAGGATCCAAGCATTTGTAGTAATTATTTCGAGGGTTGATCGTAAGCCCATTTATGACCTCAAGATGTGTAAGTTCGCGATACTGCATATCCGGATAAAACCGATTTTTGTAGAGCGAAATAAGGATCTTCTTCGCCCTATTTATATATGGAAGTATCTGTGCAGATGTGGTTGGCACGGGGTCATTAGACTTAACGGCCTGCGTGAATATTATGGACTTAGCCGAACCATCATTATTTGATACTAGTTTGCTAGTATCAGGAAGCAAAAGTGGATCAACAATGACCGGAGCTTTTAAGTCGGGTACACTTGCAAACTCAGGGTCACTGATGATATCATTCGCCCAAGGTGTTCTAACGTGGTCGGGTTTAAGCCTCCAGGTCCGCGATGACTTCGGAGTATGTCCGTAATAGTGTGTTCCAGTTGAATCGAGTACATCACTAAAACGGTGCGATGATGTTCCGTCGTTCACGTTCTTCATTATCCACTCACGAGTACGCGAGTTTATGTGCAAAGGCGGCAAGTTGTAATTTGGTGAATCAATAGTTAGCATACCATTGCCAACTACTTCATCAACCTCAGCCACATGTACCAATTGACCCTGTACAGAATTACCGACGCGCTGTAAATAGTCGCGTATTTGTTCTTGGGTAACTCCAATACCAGTCATAGTATTCTCGGCGCCGCCGGTATGATGTAATGCAGCACATATCCTCTCCCCAGGCGTCGCAGAATCGAAGTAGGGTTTTCCACACCAGCCAGGCATGGTCTTGACACAAACACCAGTCATAGTGACATCCAAACGCATTCGTCGTGAGCCAGATGATAACATAGTTATCGGTCCTTCCACAGTTTGAATATTTTCCGACAAGCAATTGGGTGTTGTAGTCATAACCCCGCTATAATATCGACTGGTGTTTCCGTCGACATGCAGCACAGTCCCGAAATCAGATATTGTGTCGCCACCCCTCTTGAAGTTTGGTACCAAATCGGTATATTCTGGACAGGATTTATCGTCCACAATACCAAGGCCCAAATCATACCTTCTATCAAGAAGAAGTGGTCTCATAATGAAACGTCGATTCTGTGAATCAACGATTTCAGATGGTGATGGATTCACGAAAACATGTGCCGGGAAGATGACGTACCTAGAGCGCACAAATAGTGCATGAACGCTGCCTATAGTGGTAGTTATACGTGCCGAAGCCCTTTCGAACTTCTGCGTGATCGATGTAAATTGATCAAGTTGCGCGCGAGTAAGAGCAGCAGGTGTAGCCCGAGTCGTCGAAACTGCAATGTTCTTATATGCAGCTTTTCTCTTCCGCTTTACCTCAGCCTTCAAAGCCGGATCAGACTGTGGCTTCACCCCAGTCATTGATATCTCAGTGATATTATCAATTCCAGATTTCTGTAGATGTTCCAGAATCTCAGTGGAATGATCGCGTCCCTTCCAATAATCAGTTGCCAAAAGAACATAACTATACTTTGCCTTTCCTGTCTTTTTAATTTCAGCGACAGGAACAAGATCTTCGTTCACACGTGCATAGTAAAGTGATGTTCCCTTGGAACCGAATATCCACTTTCCGATTTTAACAAGTCCAATAAGGACCGTCAAAGATGCAGCCAATACAGATATGACAAACAGAATCTTATATAACGGTGATTCCTTGAATGACATAAATGCAGTATACATCTTCTGCAAC